CTTCAATGTTTGCGGTGCAAATGCTGTCTATGATTTCATCCAACAACCAAAGCAATTCAGCATCTTTGAACAATCTTCTGAACTTTGCCTTCAAAATGTCGTGATTTATGGACGGGTAATAATGCCTTACATCAAGTTTCAAACAGTGTTGGCAATTCGGAACATCCTTCCACATTGCTTCTTGAACATCGTGCAATGCCTTGTGAATTCCTCTTTTCGGTAATGCTGAATAGGTGTTCTTTGTCATGTGTCGCATTAAATACGGCTCAATCACTTGCAGAATAGCCCATTGGCAAATACGATCCGGGAAATATGGAAGTTTGAAAATTTCTCGTTCCTTTCCGTTTTCCTTCTTGATGAATTTTTCATAATTGGAAGTGTGGTAAGTATGATTGATAAGCATTTCTTGAAGCTGTTTCAAGTACACTTCAATGTTTGCATCAACTTCCTTTACTTCTTCATACCAGCCTTTTCCCTTCCGTGCGTTCTTGTGTGCTTTTCGTAGGTTATCCATAGAATAAATTTGTTCGTATAGATTACCGTAACGCTTCATTGCTGAATGTCCTTTTTGTATGCACATTAAGCCGAACTTTCAACTTTTGAAAATAAACTTTCAAATTTACTAATACAGCCCAATTTTATTTTTAACTTCCCCCTTGCGGGGGCTGTCTTTTTCGCCAAGCGGCGGGGTAATTCAGGAATACAGAGAATATATTGAACAGGCGGGGATTTGGATTTTCCCCGCCTGTTGCGTGCATTTACTAACTGCCTGCTGATATTCCGATTACGATTAGAAGTAGCATTATTCAGATTCCAATAGAAAGTACCTGCATTAGCACTGTTATTCCATTTACTGCCTAATTTAGTAACCTTTTTTCATGGTTTCTATTTTTGCTCTTGTGTTTAATCGGGTTTGTAAACAACAATACTCCCTGAACTACCCAATATATTTCAGTGCTTACGCTGCCTTTTTGGAAGGTACATACACCAACCGCCCGCCGACATACCGATAACGAGTAGAAGCAGCATCAGCCAGACGCCAATAGAAAGCACCCGCATAAGCACCGTCATTCCACAAACCGCCCAACCTAGCAACCCGCCAGCCGGGATTAGCGTTCCAATAGTAATCACCAACGGGAAGGCTGCTGTTGCCGTTCTTTTCGGCGGGAATGAACAGCCAATCGAATTCTTCCGACCAACCGAAAGCGGAAACATAACCGCCACCGTAGCACGGGTGAATTCCAGTGTTCTTATAAGGGCTTGCGGAAGAATCATCAGCAAAGCCATGATCCGCAACGAACAGCGTTCCGAAATCACCTTCTGCGAAAGTGGAAGGGTTCTGTTCGTTCATGCCGTCAACCCACCACCAAATGTTTCCCCAAAAGTTTTCTTCACCTCGATAGGAAACAATCTGAATACCGTTTGCATTAGTGACTGCGCCGGAAGCGTTACCCAAAGAAACGGTTGCACCGCTGTTTTCCGTCATGGAAGTTGTACCATCATCGGTTTTGCTTACTGCACCGTTGCCAATCACCGATTGAACATTGAAGGTTGCATATTCAACCAGCATAAGAAGCTGGGAAGCTGCTGTCGTAGCTGCATAGCCCTGTTCCCAACCTAAACCACGCTTCTGTGCCAGCTTTCGGGTATTGGGACGGGTAAGGTTCTGATTTAAGCCGGAAGCGGGTTTTGCGTTTGCGATACTGCAAAGCATATCATTTGCGAAATCTGCCACCTGTGCATCATCCAAAATGTAAGCACTTGCGGAAGCATCCCAAAGCGAACTTTCAAAGGCTGCAAGGTAAATCTTTTCATTCTCGTTGCCGTTCTCAATGAACGCCGGGTGAAGTTTGAACCCTGCTTTGGGTGTTGCGGAAACATAGTAACGGGCTTTGCGGATTTTAGAACCTAAAGCGTTATGTTCCACAAGCAGCGGAACAACCTTGTAATAAAATTTCGGCTGTTCAACCATTGTCTGAACAATCGTTCCCGCCGCATAAGTACCAGCGTTTTCACCCTCTGCAATAGTGATTGCCTGTGTCAGCTTGCCCGTGGTGGTAAATCCGGCTTCACCGTAATAGGCTACAACCTTACCGTCATTTGTCAGGTTGCAACGCTTTCTGCCGCCGAAAGGTGCAATGTTATCAAAACCAGCACCAGCGGAACGGTTCACCGCACCCGCAAGACGGGTGAACTTCTTGTTCACGAAGTCAACTTCCACGCCGTAAATATCGGAAGCAGTATAACCGACATAGGCTTCAAGGTCTGCAATTTCCTTCTGCAATTCCTGAATATCACCGATAGTTGCAACGGCGGCTGCATCCACTTCAAGGGAAACATTGTCCGCATTGCCTACCGTGGTGACAAGCTGCACATAAGCACCCGAAACGGTAACACCATTGTAAGGGGGCATATAGCAGTTCCCGGAATTTTCGATTGTCACGGCGTACAGGATTTCACCCGCATCGGGATCAATCGCATACAGTCCAAGGGTACGCATATAATACCCGGCTGTCAGGTCATTGTTCGTGAACGCCGTTTCAACCTTGATTGCAACCTCGTTTGTGCGGGTTACTTTGGAAATAAGGCTTGTCTGCTTGATATTAGAAAGGGAAGTCAGGGCTTCAAGCTGCGCCAGCGTGTAGGTGGTACTGGAAGCGCAAATCTTTGTGAAGTCAATGTTACCCTTTCCGGCAATCATCTTTGCAATCAAAGCCTGTCCTTTGTTGGTGATAACCAACTTTGAAAATTCTGCCATAGTGTTTCAATCCTTTCTTTTACTGATTTGTTCCAATGAATTCAGACACAACCACACCTGAACCAGCGTTGTTTTCGCCGTTTATGTTGAACTGTTCATTGAAATCATTGGTGATAACCACGGTTGCGGTATTGACTGCCCCGCCACCATGAACCGCCGCACCATTTACAGCAATGTTTTCTTTGCTGTCATTGGTAATGAAATAGTGGGCTTCTTCCACCATGCCACCACCAAACGCCGCCTTGCTATTGACCGTGTAGCTTTCCCGGAAATCGTTGGTGATAAAGAAATCCTGCACAAAGCAAATTCCACCACTGAACAGGGCAAAACCGCTTGCCTTGCACGGAATTTCATTCCGGGAAATAACAATCATGTTGCACGGGATCATGCTTTCAATGATATAGTCCAGTTCGTCCACCTGTCCGAACATTTCAAGGTCAACAATGATTGTAATGGTGTAGTTGTCATATTCCTTGATGATTGTGAAATCGTTATCACCGCAAAGGGCTTCCAATTTCGCAATCAGGGCTTTCAAGGTGTACGGAATTGTATTGAACCACCGTGCAAATACTCTTGAACGGCGGCTTTCAAGGGTATCTTCCTTTGAAGGAAGAATGTTCAAGATTTTTTCAAACCTTGAAATTCCGTATTCGTCAGCCGTTTCAATGAATTCATTTTGCAAAACCCGGTCAGCAGCTTTCCAAACAAGCACAAATTCCGGGTTTTCTGCATCCAGCGTAACGGCAATTTCCTTGAATTCTGCCATGAATGGGGGTAAGTAGGAAAGAAGGTCAACTTCTCTTGCAACTCTTATCATGCGCTTGCACCCCCAAACACGGGAACTTCATATTTCCCCAATGTCAGGTTGTCAGTAGAACCGTTGATTTTGGTGTTTTCAATATCCACAATGCCCTTGATTGAAAGAAGCCTTGTTTCAATTTGGCTGATACGAACCACCAAATAAGCGGTGTCAGCCCACCCCTTACGCAATTCTAAAAGATAGTCCTGAACGGCTGTATCAATCGAATTCTGCAAATTCGACCAACTGTAACCTGTATCAAAGGTGATTTTGGTTTTCAGGGTAACGGTGACTTCCTTTGCACTCTTGACCGATACCACATGACCGATAGGGGCAAGCCCATAACCTTCACCCGCATTTTCGGCGGGGTCAATGGTGTTCTGCACGGTCTGAATCAGGGTATCAGAAGCAACGCCATAATCAGAATTCAGGATTGTAAGCAGCACCGTTCCCCCGGTTGTCAGCTTCTTTTCTGCTGCCGCCATATAGACATTTGAAAGCCAAAGGGCAACTTCCTGATCCAGCGTTCCAATGATACCTTCATACCATGTTTTCACCTTTGCCGTTGGTATCATGTCAGCGGGGCGAATGTCACCATTCCAAACCCTTGTTACTTTGGTGCTTCCAACACCCGGAATAGCGTTCGTTTTTTCAAGATAATCCTGAACATTGCCGCCGAACGCCTTTTCATTGAAGGAATCGAAATAACGCTTTCGCAAATCTTCCGTATCTTCTTCATCCTCACCCGGAATCAGAACGCCCGTAAGTTCCGCTGTTTCCAACCCTTCAATATATTCAATCGGGATCATTGTTCCCAACTGCTGATTTCCGACAATGCCGGGGGTTTCACACTGTACCTGATATTCACCATCAGCGATTTTTTCAAGCACAATGAAATTCAATGAACTAATATTGAACCGCTGTCCTGTAACATCAATGTTTTTCGGTGTGAATTCGCCTTTCAGAATTGCCTTTGTTGCTTCATACGGGGTGATACCTCGTTCCTTGCAACGCCTGATAAGAAATTCCCTTGAAGCACTATCGCCGTAGGCTTCCGCAATCAGGGTGTTCAGCTCCACATACAGAAGTTGAAGTTCAATCGCTGTTGGGGAATGGGTGTCAAAAATAACCGAACCTTCCCGCTTGTCGAACTTGTCAGATACCCTTGCAAGCATTCGTTCAAGAATTTCTTCATAGGTCACATCATACATTAAAAATTCACCACCTTTTCAGCGGCTACATCACCGAAAATTGTATGTGCGGTGAATGTAGCCAAAACTTCACCCTTTTTTGAAGTGTCGAATTCAAAGTTATCAACGCTTTCAATTCGTTCATCCCATGTAAGGGCTTCTGTGATACGGCGTTCCAATTCCGGGCAAACATAGGAAACGGGTTCGCCGTACAGGTCAATCAGTTCAATCCCATAGTTCCAAGAATACATAACATATTGGTATCGTTCCGTGGAAAGGATTTTGAAAATAGCCTGTTTCATCGCTTCCTGTCCGTCCGTATATCCACGGATCAGGTTGCTTTCCAACTCCATTTTATAGGTGTTGGTTGGCTGTGTTTCAATTTCAAAGTCCTGTTCAAGAAATCCTGTAACAGAAGGAATCATTTATACCCACTCTCCTTCCGTTTTCGGGATTGGCTTGATACGGTCAATCACAATATATTTTTGCCCGCCCTGTTCCCGGATAAGGACAACAGCATCGCCGTTCTGCAAAGCATTGTGAACCGTGATTTTCTTCTTGCCCTTATATTGGTGTCTATGGGAAGTAGCGGTTGCCGTGCCGCCACTTGTTACGGGGTGGGTGTGTTTCGTTTCCGCTACCGTCCAATGACTAACGGAAATATCCATTTCGTAATCAATCACATTTCGGGTAAGAACAAGCTGCCCTTCACCCAAAGTAAGTTTCTGATCCACAAGGATTTTCAGCGGGGAAGTGCCTGTCACCTTGCCGTAACAAACTTGAACAGGCTTTGTTGCTTCAACAGCTTCCACCGCTGCTTTTTTCAAAGTTTTCAAAAGTTCAACTGCATCAGGCAACAAATTCACCCCCTCTAAGTGTTAAATCCATGAAGTGTTGATCCAGTTTGAAGGTGTGCTTCACTTTCTCAACCAACATGAAATTTTTCAAATTCATATCGCCCAAAGCAAGATTGATAACAACCATGCTTCCGGCTCTAACCCGTGTATCACCCAAAGCATTCACAATTTTCAGGTTACGGGTTTTCTTGTTGTAAAGCTGCAACAGGGCATCCGCTTTTGCCTGTCCGTTCTCACCTTTGGAAAGGGTATCGAAATACTGCAAAACGCCCCATTCGTTTATATGGCTTCCGTCCTGTGCGATATAAACTTCACGCTTTCCCGTGCTTTCATTGTCATAGGTCAGCTTGATTTTGTTGTATGTGTCGCTGTCAATGCTGGAAGTGTATTCAAAATTTTCCCCGGTTTCTTCATCAATCATCAGGTACGCCCCCGGTTCGCCAACATACATTGAACCAAGGTTCTTCAATGTCAGCTTGCCGAAATCGTCATACAGGACAAACATTTCTTTGGTGTTCTGCAAAGTCAGGTCAAGGGCGTTTTCAATCATATCAAACAGGGAAGTGTTATCTTCCACCCGTGAAGCGATTTTGAACCCGGTATCTTCCAGCGTACCAACATTCAAAGAAAAGTCCGCTGCCACCATCTGAATGAATTCGGAAGCGGTCTTGTTCTCATAAACATAGGTGTCTTTGTTTTGAAGGTATCGCAACTGATCGTAAGCGGTGACAGTGATAATTTGGTCTTTATCCCGCTTCTTACTGAATACGAACCCGAAAAAAACGGGCTTACCGTCCACCTTTAGGCGAACGGCTGCACCCTCTTGAAAATTGATTATGCTGTCTTTTACGATTTTGAAGGTTAGCTTGCCGGGTGTGCTTCTTCTTTCCGTACTCCATTCAATTCCTTCTTCCGTGATTGGCAAATACGCCTTTTCGCCGGAAGGGTCAGCAATTAAAAGTTCTACATCCAAATCAGCACCCCCTTAATCAAATGTTCCTTCATCCACCCAACCATAGACATTTGAACTTGAATCCGTGTGTATCAAGTGCCACGGGTGGGCTTTGCCTGAACCGTTCGCAATGGTAATTCTTGCTTTTCCGGCTCTTGCTGAATAACCTTTCGCCCCCGGATAAGAACTGTAATAGTGTGTTCCACCGTGGAAATTCACAATGTCACCCACCTTATAGCTTTTACTTTCCGGCTTTGATTCTGTTGACCTTGTGGGCTGCACAACGGCTTTCGGTTTGGAAGCGGCGATTTTGATATTCACCGTTTTTGTACTGTATTCCCGGTACTGCTTCAACTTGATTTTCACAATCAAATCAAAACCTTCCTTTGCCTGTTCCGTGATTTTGTAATCTTCCATTGATACCTTCAAATTCGTTGCAAAAAGAATTCCACCGCTGGGCTTCATTCTTGAAACAATAAACTGGAAGGGCTTCTTACTCGTTTTCAAATTTTCAAAATAAGAAAGGAAGAAAGAAGCCCCTAAAAATCCAGCTTTATATTTTGCAAACGGATATTTGGTTTGTGGAATCCTGCATTCAAATTCAACATCCGTCAATTCAGCCTTTTTCAGAATGTTAATCTGCCCTTCATCAATCAGGGTAAGGGTTGAATTGGCATTGTTGATTTTCACGGTCAACTTGTCGGGGGTGATTGGTAACAAGCACAATCCAAGATAAAAGTCATATCCGTTTTTACTCATTATTCATGCACCCCTTCCGTGATAATATCAACCGCTTCATTCACCGCATCGGTCAGCCCGGAAACAACACCGTCCAAGTCCATAGAACCCGAAACATTGTTGTTATTGGTCTGTTCAATGGTGATTTCAGCCGTTGTAAATCTGTTGATTGCTTCCTGTTCAGCAATATCACGAAGATATTTCAAATCTTCTTCCGTAATGTCCAACGAATCCTTGATAGAACCCGTGTTGTCGGCAATATCGCCCACACCGTCACCGATGGAACCCGTGTAGTTGCTCAAATCGGCATAATCACTTGCGGAAGGAATGTTTGTGTTGAACAGGCTGGACGGGTCAAAGTTGGAAATGGTATCTTCAATACCTTCACCGAAGCTATACCCTGCATCCCACGCCCCGGAATATTCAAAGCGGTCAAGGTGATAATCAGAAGCGTTGACTTTCGCCATGACTTCCGTTCCCTTGCCAAAGGTGGAATCCACCCAACCACCAAGGGAATCACGCCACCCGGAAACAGCACCCGCAAGATTTGAACCGAAAATTGTATCAATCGCACTTGCTAAAGACTGCAACAGGGAAAGGATTGTATCAACCAAATCAAAGAACAACCGGGCGATTGCTCCCACGGGGTCATTGAACACATTTGCAAAGAAGTTCGCAAATGCCGCAATGAAGTTCCAAAGCACAACGAAAATATCAATCACAAAGTTAATCAGGGTAACGAACAGGTTTCCAATGAACGCACCCGCTACCGCAAACACTCCGCAAATGATACCAGTTGCGGAAACAGAAGTTCCCGCAAATTTGTTTACTGCTGCAACTGCCGCATAGAACAGGGCAATCAGGGCGATTATAAGAACGATGATCCACACGATAGGGCAAGCATACAGGGCGGCATTCAAACCGTTCTGTGCTGCAATTTCCGCTGCTGTGGCTGCGGTCAATGCTCCTGTTGCTGCTGCATGAATCATCTGTGCAACTGCCATTGCAACATGAATTCCCTTGCTGATAGCATTTATCATGTTCACCGCAAGCTGCCAACCGTAATATACAGCAAGGGCGGCGGCTACACCGTAAATAATAGGGGATAGCCACGACCAATTATCAGCAACAGTACCCGCAACGCTTACCAGCAAATCAAAGATTTCAAGGGCAATACCCGCCACAACAGAAAGCCCCTCAATGGCGTTATTCACAAACTGCTGGAAAGCATCACTGTTTGCAATTTCGTTCAATCTGTTCAAAACAGGCTGAAACGCCATCAAAGCGGTGTTCTGAAACGAAGTCCAAATCTGCGAAAATGTTTTCGGCATACTCGCAAATTTTTCATTAGTTTCATCAGCCGCCGCAAACATAGCCGCTTTCACAATGTCAGCCGTGATTGCACCGTCCGCCGCCATATCTTTCAACTGACCTTTGGGAACTTCCATATAATCAGCGATAGCCTGAATGATATTCGGGGCTTGCTCCAAAATGGAATTGTATTCCTCACCACGAAGAACACCCGAACCCATAGCCTGTGTAAGTTGCAACATAGCGGCATCAATGCCCGCCGCTTCCGTTCCGGCAATGGTGAACTGCTTGTTGACCTGTTCCATAAACGCAACGATTTCTTCCGAACCGCCGAAAGCATCGCCCGCCATAAGTCCAAGTTTGGAAACAGCGTCAGCCGTTGCCTGATAAGAACCCCTTGCCCGTTCAGCGGACAAATAAATCATGTTCTGCAAGTCCTGTGTGGTCTGCAATCCATCATTCATCAGGTTCAAACGGGCGGTTGTTGAAGTCAGCGTGTCGGACAGGTCAAGGACTTTCCCCACGGTCTGAACCGTGGCATAAGCTGCAACAGCACCCTTAATTGCATTCATCAGGTTATCGGCGTTCACAACACCTTCATTGATTTCCTGATTGAAACGCCCTTGCTCGTCCACATTGTCACGGATATAGCTTTCAGTGTTGCCGATTGTCTGCGACAACCGCAAATAGGCTTCATTTGCCGCCTGAACATCCATATCAGTAACAGCACGGTTCAAATTCTCCTGTTCCTGAACCGCCTGATCCAACTGCCCCCTTAACCGTTCCAGTTCCGCATTTGCGGTTTCCGTTCCGATATTCAGGGGATTGTTTTCTATTTGCTGAATACGCTGCTGGATAGCCTGCAAGCGGCTTCCCATTCTTCCCATATCAGCAACAGCACTTGCCGGGAACAGGTTGGTTTGTGCTGCCGTGCTTGCAATGCGTTCCTGTGTGGTGTTCAAAGTGTTCAACATATTGTTTGCACTTTGAACTTCCTGCTGAAATCTATCTACACCCGTAGAAGTGAAAACTTCCAAACTGTCCGTTTTCCAAGTGACCGGGATTTCAACAGGCGGGATATTTTCAAAGGAATCCCGAACCATTCTTTCCGTTTCGCTGATATTCTGCGAAAGCTGCAAATAAGCGGCGTTGATTTGAGAAATGTCCGCACCCTGCATAGCTGCATTCAGATTGTCTTGCAGTTCTAAGGTTTGGGAAAGCCTTGCCCTTAACTGCTCCAAACTTGCATTTGCAGAATCAGAGCCGATATTCAGCGGGTTTTGTTCCACCTGTTCAATGGACTGCTGCAAAGCCTGAACCCTGTTTTCAACCGCTTCCACATCATACCGGGCTTGCGGGGAAAGAACTTCACTTTCTGCCGCTGTCTGTGTAATGCGGCTTTGGGCTGCATTCAAATCCTGCAACATGGAATTCACGCTTGCAACTTCCTGTTCAAAGCGTTCAACACCTGTATTCTTGAACACTTCCAACCCGTCATAAGACTGCCATTGTGTAGGTTGCGGGGTTGGAATGTTCACGGGTGCTGTACTTACGGGGGCGGTAGGTGTGGGAATCGTGGGTGCTTCTACACCCTGCATAGCTGCATCCAATTCCTGAACTGCAATCGTAGCCTGATTGATAGAATCCCGTGCGGCTTCAATGGAAGAAGTGTCAACCTGTGCATTCATGCTTTGGTGTAAATCTTCCATAGCGGAAAGCCCAAGATTTACGGAATTGATAACCTGATACAGAACACTTGTGAAATTGTCCTGTAATTCAATAGCGGTTCTGATTGTAGCCATGCGGATCACCTACCTTTCTTTTTAGATTTTCGCTTTGCTTCCTTTTCTTTTTCCTTGTCATTTTTGATTTTGACCTTTACCGCCGCCACAACAAAGGCTTTTTCCTGTTCATCCATAGCAAGGAAAACGGAAGGTAAAATGTGCAATTTCAGAAGGGCATAGTAAGCATAATTCGCTTCCCAATCCCCTTCTTCTATTAGTTTTTTGCTTCTTCAACCTTATCCTCAAAGGAAACATTGAAGCCCTGAAACTTCTGCACATAGGCGGCAAGTTCGTTATACTCACCCGGATCATCAACCATGGCAAGCAGAAGTTCCTCCGGGGTCTTTACGCCGTAGCTGTCCTGAAGGTCTGCATCGTACAGGTCAGGGGTAACAACGGAAGCCGCAATCATACGCTGAATGTAAAGGCTGGACTTCATCTTCTGACGGTACATACCCGGCTTGCCAGTAACGGGAATTTCAATGGTGCAACTCTCCCTGATTTCCTCGTTTTCTTTGGAAGTGATATGCTTGAATTCCCAATTAAGAGGGTTGCCCTGTTCATCACAAAGGGATTTGGTGACAGGGTGCATTTCGTTAGCCTTTACCTTCTTATTGGCTTTCATAAATTTGCTAAATTTAGACATTTTATATTCTTCCTTTCTTATTTTATCAAGGGCAATATAAAACCCCTTATATGAGCCTATATAAAGCCCACATAAGGGGTTATTACCCGCCGTGTCAGTGATTAGTTAGTAAGAAAACCGTCCAAGTCCTTGAACGCTTCCGGCATCTTGAAGTCCTCAAAGGTGAAATCCATATCTTCATCAAGATATTCACCATCTGCATCAAACTTTGCAAGAATGCCGCCGTCAATGTTGCAGTCAATCAGGATCATGGTCTGTCTGCCAGCCCCGGAAGTAGGATCTTCATTGGAAATCTGAATTTCAAAATAAATATCCTCGCCCGTGTCCTTGTACTGAATCATCATCTGACGGAAGATAGAAGTGTTATAGTGGAAGGTTGCCGAACCCGTACCCTTCCAGCCGGAAGCCTTGTTACCCTTGCCAGTCTTGCCAAGAATGGGAACTTCCGTTTTCGTCTTTTCAAACTTTGCTTCCAAATTGATTGCCTGCATAAAGTTATAACGGCGTGTGCCGATAGTAACAAAGCATTCAGCCAAAGCCGCAAAGACGGTATCTTTCGCTTTCATAGTCACATTCTGAATCATGCCTTTTCACCCCTTTCCTTACGCAACGGTGACGGTCATATACAGTTTAGACATTGCATTCACAACGGTAACTGCATCCGTCACAACAACAGATTTCTTTGTGTTGCCCTGTTCCACAACAACATCAGAATCAGCGAAATCTTCAATCGCTCTGATTTCTTCAAGCTGTTCATGGTGCTGGACAATATCCGACCAAAGGGAAGTTCTGCCCGCCGCATCGTTGGGAACAACGCCCAAATATTTGGTGTTGAACAGAACCGCAATATCATTTGCAATCTGATCGATCACACGCACGGTCTGATTGTCCTTGAATACATCGCCCTGCGTGTCGGAAGTAGTAACCATAGTGTTAATATCTTCAAGCACACGCACATCAGAACCGACCTTGTGAAGCATGAACTCACCCGCATCAATCGCTTTCTGCAAGTCAGTCTGCGTATAGTCAGTATCAACGGTAAATTCGCCGTTATACTTCTTGTTCTGATTGGACTTGTTCACCTCGCAACCAGCGGAAACGCCAGTCACCCAATAAACAAGGGCTGCTTCACTCCAACCATCATCAAGAACCTTGTTCTTAACGCTGATTGTGCCGTAATAGTCAGCGGAAGCGTACTGATAAAGCACAAGCTGAAACTTGATACCCATTTCATCACGCAAACGCTTCACAAAGGAATTGAACAGCCCCCTTGTGGTATCGTCCGTAACCACAACGCCCATAGTGTTGTAGGTGTAGGATTCAATCTTATCAAGATACTTCTGATAAGCCGTGCCGTTCACCGTGCCGTTCGTACCGCCCGCAAGCGGGGTTGCTGCCGTAACCGCCAGCGTTGCGGAAGTCTTGAACTTCACGAAATCATTTGCGACAAGTTCAGCCGCCTTTTCAACGGTCTGTTCGTCCACAATGTCACCGTCAAGCACCGTTTTCACATCAAACATCTTTTCATTGTCAGCGTTCTTCTGAATAACGATTTTCACATCATTGCCACGAACGCCGGAATAAAGGGCTTCTGCGAAAGTATTGCTTGCCTTTGTACCCCCGGAAGTCAGCTTGTACGCATAAAGGGTTTTGGTGTTCTGAAACAGATCACGAAGCCCCTTCATCTTCTCATGGGTATAGCCGTAACCAAAAATTTTCAGGGTGTTCTTCTGAAAATCGCCGTTGGTTACTTCAAAAATTTCACCATCCACACCCCAATCAAGTTCAAGGGGCATCGTTGCGATACCTCTTTCAGAAAGGGTTGCAGAAGCGGAAGCTGCCGAAACAAAGTTGATATATGCACCCGGCAACTTTTTGTTCTGAACCACGAAAGTTCCACCGCCTAAAGCCATATTATTTCACCTGTCCTTTCATGTAGTTTTCAATCATTTCTTCCACGGTATTCACCGTGAAAGTGGCTGTGTCAGGGTATTTCATCAGAAGGGCGTTCACAATGTCCTTTCTGCCCTGAAAACGCTTTGCGGAAAGCAACTGTTCTTTTGAAAATTTACTTTCAACAACAGCCGCTTCACCGTCAGCGGGTTTTGCGCTTTTTCGTGCTGCCATTATTTCACCTATCCTTTCACGGAAACGCTTTCCGAAAGTTCTTCCATAGGAACGGCATCTTCCTTCTTGTAAACAAAGAAATCATAGTTCACAAAGAAGTTCAAAACTCCGTCCACCATTTCAGCATTCATTTTTGTTCCCCGTGCCAAATCCCCGGAAACGGTGATATATTCAAGACAATCAAACAGCCGTTCCGAAACGGCGTTGCATTCCTCTTTCTTGCGGTCTTTGTCAACCGGGAAATACTGAATGCACATTTGATTGGTCTTGAAATACCGCTTCCCAAGGAAAACACGGTTTGTCGGGTTGATACAGAACACAAAAAAACAAGGCTCTTTCAAACCTTGTTCAACGCTTTCTGTATATGTGGTGTAGTTATCACCAAATTCAGCATTTAAGGAAATGCTGATACCTTCAATTATAGAATTTATCATTTCATGCACTCCCCTAAAAACTTCTTGATTTTGCTTTCAAGCACTTTCGGGGCTATGTTCTGAATTTCCTGTTCCGAAATCGTAAGCATGAACCGACCTTGAACCCACCCTTGATGATTGGCTGTCCTGTGTCCGTATTCCACATAACTTGCATACTCAACAGGGTTGACAATCTCAATCACAACGGTATTTCCAAAGTGATTTATTTTCAGGGAATCAGCGTATGCTTTCGCATTGCCTTTTCCGCTGCCGCTTGCGGCTTCTTCATGGGTTGCGGAAGTCCAGCCCCGGCGAAGTGTACCGCCTTTTTTACCTGAACTTTTCGGGTACCGCCCGACAGGTGTTCGCTTGATAACTTTGGCAAGTAGGCGGGCGGCAAGTTCCTTTGCACAAGCATCAATGAACGCTTCAACATTGCCCTGCTGAATTTTGTTCAACTGCTTTTGAAGTTTTTTCAAATCTGCCGCCGTAAAACCGCCCATCTTACCCAATCAAGCCCACCCCTTAAACAGTTCAAGCGTGATTTCTTGATGACTGGAATAAACGGCGGGTTCACCACTTGCGGAATATTCGGCTTTTCTTCCGTCCTGTTCCACTATGATTTTTGAACCCCCATTTACCACGATTTCCGGCGATATGAATAACTTTGTACTTTGGGAAATTGCCGCCGCTGCATCTGTTTGAACAACGGCGTTCAACTTTTCAAAGGATAATTTGCAAGGCTGATTTTCAATCACGGTTACTTCTGATTTGCGGGTGATTTTGGTTACTTCATCCCGCATATCACGGCGTTCAACAATGGTGCAAACACCTTCATAGGTGCTTTCAATCGCTTTCCGTGCCGCTTTTCGGGCGGCTGCAACTGTTTTCACCATTTGATTTTCCTATAACAAGAAAACTGATCCCTGCCGTAAGTCAGAAGATAATTCAGGAAATTGTTCAATCGCTGTTCAGCGGTCAAACTTCCTTCCCCGGTTGCAAATACTGTGTTGGTGTCACCCGTCTGTATCTGCTTTACCGCAAAATCCAAATCAAGCCCTGCAATGCTATCCGGCGAAAAGGTTTTCTTTGCCGTTAAAAATTCACCTACCGCCATATCAACAGCGATATTCACCAATCCGTCAGGTATAGAAGATACATTGCAATCATTCTTGATAGCGTTTTCCACTTTCTGTATAGAAAAATTCAGGATGATTTCATCACCATCCTGAATTTCATATCCGAAAGACTGCAAGCGTTCCTTTACCATATCCAGCATTGGGAATCACCGCCTTACTTAACCACGGGAAATAATGCGGGCAATCGGAATTGCCTTGTGTGCAATACAATCCGTGCCGTTGCTTACCAGCGACCAGTTCTTTCCGTTTTCCAGTTCGGTATTAGTCGGGCTGTTGGTTGCCTGACTTGCTTTCAGGTAGGAAATACCAGCCACGGAAACGGCGTTACGCTTACGGGAAATAAGGGTATCTTCACCGCCACGGGTCTTTGCATCACGAACCATTTCGTAAGGCACTTTTGCGCCGACAGGCTCAAAGCCGATTGCACCTTCACCAAGAATATAGGTGGTGTAAAGGGAAACATCACCGCCCGTAGAACCCACATTCTTGACCTCAACAGGCATAGAATCATCAATCAGAACCAGTCTGCCGTTCCAAGTTGCCATACCAAGATCACGCTCAACGCCTTCTGCATCCGTGTATTTCAGGTATGCAATCAGCTTCATGTTTTCAAGGTTGGTTGCAACAGTGGAATGACAAATAACAAGGCTGAACTTCTGCTTGTTATCGCCGCAAGCCTGCTGAATTGCACTGTTCAGCGTGGTTGCACTTACCTTCATAGCGTCCGTAGTGACCGCATCCGTAGAAGGTGCGGAAATATCGTAAGTATGGGCAGAAACAAAGGCGGCGTTTGCGGTCTTTACATTGCCCGTACCAGTGGAAGCCATAGCGAAAATACCTTTCAGAATAGAAAGAATAGTATCCTGATCTCTGTCATTCCAATAGCGGTTAATCTGATTACGGACATTCGCCATAAAATCAACGCCGCCCGTCACATCATAGGAGAAATCCGCTTCCGTCCAACCCATCATTCGACCATAAGTGAAAACACCCTGTTCAAAGGTATCAGTCTTTTCCGGGGTAAGGTTGGAAACACCGTCATAGTTCTGTGCATCGCCGCCAATCAGCCCAAAATAGGGAAGAACGGCGTAAACAGTACCCGTCTGACCGTTGTTGACAAAGGTTTCACGCAAACGCTGATCCGCAACGATTGCCCTACTCTCTTTCAGCTTATTCAGCTTCACATTCGGGATAGCAGACATATACTTCCCGAAAGCTCTTTCATTAAAACTTTTCGCATCAAATTTTGCCATCGTTATTCAATCCTTTCTTGAACTTTTTTGAATTTTGTTATTCAGCATCAGGGTTGTTTTCGATATAGTTCGCCAGTTCCTCATAGGTCATTTTGGACATATCGACTTTCGTTCCCGGCTTTACTCCACCGGAAGCACCCGGCTGAAATCCCTTGAAGGTCTGCTTGCCCTGCTGCTTTGCTTCAAACAGGTAAGAATCCGACTTCTGAACGGCGGTAAGCTGTTCATCCCACCCGGTCAGCTTGCCATCTTCACCAAGTTTGACTTTGGAAGTGTCAAGCAACGCCTTAACTGCCTTTGCGTTCTTTGCTCCGGCTGCGGTCAGGGCGGCATCAATGGCGTTATCCAGCTTCAACTGTGCCATTTCCGCATCGTGGGCTTTCTTCTGATCGGCGTTCTGCTGCTGCAAGGTTTCAATCTGCTTTTTCAGTTCGGCATTGTCACCGCTGGACTTCTTCAAATCCTCAAGCTGCTTATCTCTATCAGCAACAGACTGTTTCAGGGTCTTGTTTTCCTCGTTGACCTCATTAAAACGGGCTTTGGTAACAAAATTCCCGTCAAGGGAATCCATAACCTTCTTTGCCTGTTCCTCTGTCAGCCCCATTGCAATCAAATCTTCTTTTTTCATAGTTTTGTACCATCCTTTCATTTCCGTTGTTTACCGTGGGTGACGAACCACGCAATGAACCTTGTTCTTTACCGTCTGCAATACGAAAAAGACGATTTGCGGGGGTTACTGGATTTCGTGAACTGCTGCTTCAATCATGGCATCCAGCTTATCGGCATCAATCGTGATACCCTGCTTGTTCAGCCAGTCCAAAACATAGGCTTTCTTTTCCTCGCCACGGTCAGAACCCTTGTAAAGCTGTTCTGCTGCCGCAACAGCGATTTTCACCCAACCCATGATTTCCTTCTGCTGCTGAACGGTGGTGTTCTTCTTCACGCACGGAACGATTACGGTTGTAATCACCGCACCGAAAAGGACAAGTGCCGCCTGTGCAACGGTTGTCAAATCAATCATATCTGTTACCCCCTTTCTGAAAAATCGACCTCATATAATCAGCATATACCGTTGTTTTCAAGGTCTTTGATATAGCTGTTACCTGAAAAATGGCATGAAAAAAGCACCTTTGAAAATAAACTTTCAAAAGTGCTTATTTCTTCCGCTTTTCCTGTTCGTAATACTCACAATTTGCGGTGTTGTTGTAAACCTCATTCGGTTTATCACCGGGTTCAACCGGGGTGTATGGAAATACCAATTCACCGTTTGAATACTTCAACCGGGAAGCGGTACTTCTTCCGTAAATGTGGCACACGGCTTTTTGCCATCCACATTCTTCACCGCTTACGGTGGTTTTGTCACGGAAAACGCATCCCTTACACTGTGAATAGTGGTTCAAGGCGGTGTTGTCGGTAAGGACTTCATCCGCATAGCGTTCAGATAATGTTTTCTTTTCCATGTAACCACCTTCTTTCTGTTATCGTTGCGGGGTCTGTTCAATCACTTCAAGATCAATGTAAATCATGCCGGGTGTTTTTTCAACCTTTGTCACACGGAACTTTGTTCCCTGCTGCAATATGATTTCCGATTCTTGACCGAAAGAACCTTGCTTTGCAATACCATCCCAATTCTTACCCCCGCCATTTCCGAAAGCCGAAAACGGTTCAACATACATCATTTGTGTGCCGGAAGGGGCGTAAATATTCAGGATAATATCACCGCTGAACCCTTTGCCTTTGGCAACGCCACAAGAACAAAAGCCGTATTCAGTCGGTGTTGTATTCAAAAGCAACTGTTCCAATTCTGCCTGTGTTGCACTCTGCAAGCGATCCATAGGAACATTGAAGAATTTGTCCATACCCTTAAATCTACAACCACGCTGCAACCAAAAATCTTCCTTATATGTCGATTTGGAAATAATGTCGGTCATAGCGTTTATTTCTTTCCGCATCTGACCGGGCTTCCAACCCTGATAGGAAACGCCGATTTGGTCTAAATCCACATTTCCAACACCTAAGAACTTTTCGCTGCCGTATTCAATACCACGCAACGGTTCGTTGAATTTATGATAGCTTTGGGTGTAGTCATAAATTGCATTTTTCTGAATCGGTGGGGAAGTGCGCCAAACCTCACCGCAAGTATCACGCAAAACATCGTCCGCTTCTTTGGTTGTTTTTGCCCAAATAGCGGCATCCTTGCGTTCCTGCGAAAAGGCATCGTCCATCGAATCAATTATATCACCTTGTTCAAGTTTTTTCAAATCGGCTTGAACTTTGGTGATTTGGGTTTGAATTTGCTTCAACTCTTTCTGAATGTCAGCGTAGGCTTTGCCCTCTGTATCAAGTTCTTCCAACTGCTTGTATAAATCCTGATACTTCTGCATTAAATCGGGGTCAGTTTCAGTAATGAACTTCCCTTCATAATACTTCTTCTTACCCTCAATGTTCAGCCCCGCCCAATCAGCGGTTGTCACATCCTTGTTGTACCAAATGCCGGAATAGGTCTTGACCTCGAAATCATCAAGCTGTTGCTGAACGGCGGCTTTCTGTGCTTCAAGTTCCACTTGCTGTTTTGCAAGGGCTTTCTTCTGCTCTGCAATCAGCTTTTCATTCAACTTCTGCTGCCACTCTGCTTTTTGGACTTCAATGGCTTCCACCTGTGAATGAATGTCTTTCAGCTTTGCAAGGTCATCCCCATCCGTGAAATCTTCAAGGCTTCCAAAGTCCTTCAAGACTTCATCGAATGTCCAACCCCCGGAAACGCCCTTGAATTGGGCTTCCAAATCTTCAAGCTGAACATCTGCATCAGCAATTTTCGCTTGCAGCTTCTTCTTTGTCAGATATTCCTTCTTTGGTTTCGGCGGTTCAGGTTCTTCATGGTGGGTGTAGTGAAGGGCTGAACCATCGTCCAGCACATCAAACCCGGACTTGTCGCCGCCATCAACAAAGGTTTCCTTCCATTCCTGATAATTCATATCATCGGGAATATAGTAGGTTTTCCCGGTTTCTTCATCCCTTGCCGCCCGTTCACCAATGTCAAACTGTTCATCGAAATATGGAACGGTTGTTGAACGGCAATAAACATGAAACGGCGGGGCGGTCACTCCCGGCTGATAGTCCTTCATTGGAAAATGCTTCCCGTCAAGGCTTCTGCAAATATCGGAAGTGTGGGAATCCAGCGTTGCAACAATTTCATACTGTTCAACGCCCAAACTTTCAAAGCAATCCTTCTGTGCGGCTGAACTGAAATAGGCTTCTTCCGTCATTACAAGCCTTCCGGCGTTGTTTTTAGAAGTGTTCATCTTCTTTGCAAGGGAATCAATAGCCTTTTGCGGGTCAGCACCCAACATGATATTCCGGGAAAGTTCGTTGTGAACTTCCGAAATCAGCTTGTTCTTGTTTCCCCAAATTCTTTCAGAAAAATTGTACCCGTCAGCCGCCCACGGTTTAGCAAGCACCTTTTCAATCTGTGCCTGATCCAGTCCGGCAATATCCCAACCAACATTAAACCCATGTTGAAGTTCATACGCTGTGTGATAGTACCCGCTTTCAAAGGCATCCGACAAAGCCCCGTGCATAGTGCCGAACTGCTTTGCATACATAACTTCAAGGCTGTGCTGTGTCTGTACTTTCAGGGCTTCCAGCTTTGAAATGTGGTACTTTGCAGAAGCATTTTCAAGTTCTTTCATCCAACCACTGTTTAAGGCGTTGTCCTGTCCGTACTTGATATATTCCTGCACATCCCACTTAAATTCTTTCAGGTCTGCACCCTTCAAATACTGCCGTGCTTCCGCAAGGGAAATTCCGTTGTTGGTTGCAAAACGCTGATACCAGCGGGCAATCTGCCCTTCAAGTTGCTTTTGGGCTTCCTTATACTGCCGTTCAATATCAGCATAGGCTTTCACGCCCTTTTGGTTCTGCGCCTGTTCAAGCTGTTCAAACCGCAACTTCCAGTATTCAGCGTTATTCATTCACCGTACCCCCTTCATCATCAGGCGGGGCGTTGCCCTTCTGCTGCTGTGGTGCAAACGGGTTGAATTGCTGGGCTTCAAATTCTGCCTGCTGTTCCTCTTTCTGCTTTTTCAAGCGGTCAAGTTCAAGCTGCGGATCATCAACCCACGGGTGCATACCAACAATAGTTTCATCGGAAAGAATACCAACGGACTTCTGACAATTATCTATTGCTTCACTCTCGTTGATAAGAATATCCCGGTTGAAGATAATGTTGACTTCCTCACCGTCAAAGTTGCCCTGCCCGGTATTGGCAAGGTGGGCGTTCACAAACCAAAGGATTTCTTCAAAGGCTGCTTGCAGCTCTGTTTCCATGTCATTCGCATCCAAATCAATGTCTGAATACATGGATTGAATATTCATTTGGTTGGGGTTGCCGGAAAGCCTATCATCCTTTGCATCGTAACCCATGCCGTTCTCAATAATGGCTTTCTTGAAGATTTCAATGATAGCCTTATAGTTTTCAGCATTGACTTTGATTTCAAGGGTTTCAACGCCGCCTTTGGTTTCCCCGTCATAGCGAACCTTAACCGCACCGTATGTTGCAAGGTTCTTTCGGAATTCCCCTAAATTCGTTCCGTCATAATTCTTCAACACAAGAATGGTGTTTCGTGCGTCCTCTTGCATATTATTTTCAAAGTCGGACAGCATAACATTGATACCATCTTGAAGGGTTTTCACCTTCTTCAAAAGCGGGATTTCACATTCATTGTATTTCAGCGGAATCAGCGGAACTTTCGCCCAATTCAGGGGAAGGGTGTTCCCGTCCTCACCCGTGGTTGTTGTGTACGGGGAAGTGTTATCATCAACACCCTGCAAATCAGGAATAAGGGTTGAACCGTCCAAAATGAAACGGTGAACACCGTTCAAATCGTAGATTTCAACCTTTTCAATCAGCACGGGCGTTGTACCCTGATACCCAACCACCAAATATAAGCGGACAGCCGCTTCAAGAATGGTGTGTTCCGTGTCCTTCCAAAAGGGAAGCACTTCATAGCCGGGGAACATTCGGAAGGAAAATTCGCCCGTTTCGGTGTAATAAGGGTACAACCAGCAGATACCATTGTTCAGCATTGCCTTTCCTGCTGCTTTCAAGGTTTTCATAAAACGCTTATTGAACACTTTTTTCAAAAGTTCAACATACTGCTGATTTTCGCCCTCAATGGCAAAGGGTTGTCCTAAAAGGTAGTTTGCTTTTTGATTCACCAGCTTTGCATACTGATTATCAATCAGGCGGTTGTTGGGTAGGTTATCAACTTCTTCCAACTTGCCGCCCTCACCGATCATCATTCGCTTTCGGTGCAAAATATCGTGTTCATTGTCATAGTACAAATGCCCTTTGATTTGCATGATACGCTGCGGGCTGTTCTTCCACTTTTGGATTTCTCGTTCAAAGAACTGCTTATCGCTCATATCCGCACCCTGCAAAATCAGGTTCGATACTTTGACCGCCAATGTGTCAATCAGGCTCACCCTTTTCACCTTCTTTCTATCGCATAATAAAGACAAAAGCCCCGAAATACTATGATTTCAAGGCTTCTTGTTACTAATGTGTTATTTTTAGTCGAAACTGAACGCATCCGGCAACAGAATTTTGGAAACACCGTACCGCATGGAATCCATACCATGCGAAAATTCGTGATCCGGCTTATCCGTTGGTTTACCGTCTTTGTCCTTGCTCCAACAGTAGTTGTCAATTTCTTTTTTGAACTCTGTGCATCGTGGATGAACCACAATCTGATAGTTCTGTATAAGCTGAATGCCGTGGTTCACACTGTCCTTACCCTTCCGGGAAGGCTCTGCCTGAATACCTTCTTCCTGCAACTCCGCAATGGATTTCGGTTCAGCACTATCACAAATAATCTTCTGCCCGCCGTAACCCATAGCCTTAATTTGTTCAGCTATGATTTTGTTGGTTACGCCTGTTTTATACCATTCATCGAAAATGTAAATACGCTTTGCAGCGTTATCCACCATTTCACAAACAAAGGCGTTCGGGTCAGTAAAACCAAAGTCAAGGTTGAACGCTGATTTGATACCGCTGATTTTGCGAACCTCGTTTATATCGAAATCTTCACAAACAACATTGGTGTAAATCAGCCCTTCCGCAATGCCCCATTCACCATCACCTTCAATGCGGTAACGGCGGGGGTTGTTCTGCTTCATCTTCAAGAAAATGTTGCGGTCAGCTTCATCCAGCCATTCATTACATTGCCATGTGGTAGTTTTTACAAATACATCTTCATCAGGTGTATCAAAGAACCGGGCTTTCAGCCAGCTTGTAGCACTCCACGGGTTGAAGGTCAATGTAATCTGTTTGAAATACCCGTCAGGCACTTCACCACGGATTGACATATCAAGTTTGTTGAAATCATCTTCATTCGTGATTTCATAGGCTTCTTCAATCCATACGAAACAAAGAACGCCATAATCAACCGAAATTGAAGTGATTTTCAAGCCATCGTCCAACCCACGGAAAAGAATCTTCTGCCCGGTTGAACGGCGTATAATCTGCATCGGGGAAACGGTGCAATCAAAGTATCCATCCAGCCCCAAGCGGTGAATAGCCCATTTCAAATCTGAAAAAACTGAATCACGCAAGGTATTTGAATAACGGCGAACGCATAAGCCGTTGCTTTCCGGGTACTGAAACAAGCGGTGGATCATGTTCAACGCTGTTGTTTTGCTTTTCTTTGAACCACGGCTTCCCTTGCACACACGGTATCTTTTCCGGGTGTTCCAAAAATCAGCGTAGTTCCTGCCAACGGTTTCTTGCAATGATACCTTCACGCAATCACCGCCTTATTCTTTTAGGTCATTTACAATAACCACGGGTTCAAGGTCAATTCCAACATTATCTTTGAACATACCGTAACGCTTGCCGATCAGTTCAGCAGCTTTCAACCGTTCCTTTGCAGAAACATCAATATCAGTAATAGTCTGTACGCCATCACCGACAAGCTGCAAGATCTGTTCCGTGTGTTCGCCACGCATTACGGAAGTAAGATATTCAAGAACTTCCTGTGCATCAGCCGTTCTTTTGCTATGCAGAAGTTCAAGCTGTTCATCAATGTAGGCTTTCAAGTCAGGTTTTGTCAAGTTTTCATTACCTATGCTTTTAGCCGTCTTTGGGGAATATCCTGCCCGAATTGCCGCCTGTGTAGCGTTGCAATCAATCAGGTATTCATCACAAAACTTTTTCTGCCTTGCGTTCATAAGCAGCAACCCCCTTTCAGTCAGGTTTACTTCAATGAAATCATCCTTCAAAAACACATAATCATGTGCATAAAAAGATTTTCCCGGTGGGTAGGAGTTCACCGACCTGTCTTTCATTCGGCTATGAGTACCCCACCGGGAAAACGAAAAAATCAGCAAGGAACTATGTTCCCGCTGATTTTTCACTTTATCATTATATCAGGGTTCGTCATTGGAATTCAATAGGTTTTCATGGGTAAGCTGGAATTCCTTCAACGCTGTACCGTGCAATTCAACAATGTATTGATATGTAAAATTCATTTCAACAGCAACGATTTCAAGCCGTTTGAATTCAACATAGTGTTTATACAGAATATCAATGTGTTTCGGGTTCTGCAAAGCCTGAATCTGATTGATGATTTCATGCTTTTCATCAACAAAGCGGTCAATCTCTGCATTGATTTCCTGTTCAAGTTCGATCATACGCAAAACAGGCTTCACAAACGGGGCATCCCCGGAAGGGCTGGATTGCACACGCTCTTTTGAATAATCAATGCCGCCGACACTTTGCGACATCAGGCGTAAATCACCTAATTCCTTGATTTTCTGATTTATCATCGTATCTAATCGCTGCAACTGCTGCAAATATTCTTTCGCTTTCATGGAAGCACCGCCTTTCTAACTTGAATGTGAAAGTGGAATGAAGAAAAAGTCTGTGTTCATGCGGGTTTACAAATAATCACCGGGTAATTCATTCAACTTCAACTTGTTGTTTCTTATTACTCTATTTTTAGAAAAATACTGTAAATTGATATTGATTTTTCTATCTTATAAAGAACTCAAAAACAAGTTGAAGAAGTTGAATGAATTGAATGAAAAGCCCCGTATAGTCAGAGTTTCCTTTCATTCCAGTTCCCACAACTACAACTTGAATGTAACTGGAATGAAAACTTGAATGTTTTTCAGTTTTGAAAATTAACTTTCAAATTTATCACATAACCCCTTGATCCAGTCTTTCCGGGGAATCTGTGCAATCCATTCATCAGGAATGCCGCTTTCACTACCGCAACCGTAATAAATCCCGGCAAGCCCACCAGCAACCGCCGCTACTGTGTCGGTGTCGCTGCCTAAATTCACCGCCAGCAAAACACATTCCCGATAGCTGCATGAATTCAAGAAACACCAAACAGCAGCTTCCAGCGTGTCCACCACATAGCCGGAACTTTTGATTTCGTCACGGTCAAACTTATCAATTTCAGCAAGGAAGCGGAATTCCTGCCACATTTCAGTTTCACCATAAAGCCCGCCCACAACCTGAATTGCATTGGAAAGGGCTGAACGCTTATCAACATTGTTCATCAGGTTTTCAACCATGAACGCATAAATGAAGCAAGCGATATGTGAAATTGGGTGGTTGTGGGTAAGCCCTGCAACGCTTTTCACTGTCACCATCTTGTCATGTGGATCAGCTTCCGCAAGCATAGCCACGGGAAGAATACGCATCAACGCACCGTTGCCGTTATCCATACGGGTTTTACCGCCGCATTTCACCGGGTCAGTTCCGTTCGCATATCGCACGATTGCCCGCCGTGTTGCGCCGCCCACATCAAACACCTTGCCCCACGGTGTAAATTTGTCATTCTGCAACCACTGATAGAAGTTGTTCATAATGTCAGCAGTATCAAATGAACCAATGCGCCCCATACTTTCAAGGGTTGCAAGGGTCATTGAACTATCGTCCGACCATGTACCGGGCTTCTGATTGTAAGTTCCAAACCCAATCATATCAGTTACTTCATAGGAATCCCGTTCCTTGAATTCCACGGGAACGCCCAACGCATCCCCGACAACAAGCCCCATAATTCCGTTATAGATTTTATTCATACCTGTTTACCGTCCTTTCTTGAAAAGTTCAATCAGCCAATGAAACACCATTCGGAAATGATATTTGATTTTTCGCTTTGCAATCTGCTTATGTGCTTCACGCTGTTTCTTCTGCTGCACCCATGCCCTTATGTATTCAAGCTGTTCTTTATCATCGTTGTTCATGCTCATACCCCCAAAATCCGGGCGGCTGCCATATCGGCGGTGTGGGTGTAAAGCACATTCGGGAAGTTGGTTACTGCCCGCCCGTAGCTGTTCCAATTCTCTTTATCATCGAAAGCCCCCATGTGCCACCTGATACAGTAAAGTTCTTCATCCGTAAGCTGAATGTGCTGCTGCAACATCATAACGGATTTATCACCATGCCCCGGAAGAAGGGTTGCATTGTTATATTCCCAACTGTCACCTTCCAGCAGCGGGGAAATGGCGGGCTTTTTCGTGCAAGTGTAGTTGTCCACCTTGCAAAGATCGTGAAACATACCCACAATGTAGGGGCTGCGTTCAAGCTGCCATTTCAGTTCAAGCCGTTCCGTAAAGGAAAGAAGGGCTTTGGTTACTGCAAAGCTATGATCGAACAACGCCCCGGAATAAGCCCCGTGGTGGTGAATGGAAGCCGGGGCTGTGAAGAAGCCGCTTTCAATCAACCATTCCTTGAATTCTTCCGAAACATAAGGGTTCATCAGGTTTGAAAACTGTTCAATGCGTTCATCCGTAGTAAAATTATTCATTTGCCCCACCCTCATAAATTGCAAGTGACATATCAACCCGGTAAGGCTTGCCACCAATAAACCGTTCTCTAAGTGTGCCATCTTCAATACTGATAATCAGCGTACAATTATTGAATACGGTGACAAATTCATCACCTTCTTCAAGTTTCGCATTTTCTCCGAATTCTTTCTTGAATTCTTCAAACGCTGCCAATACTGCATTCTGAATCTGTTCCATTATTTGAACTCCTTTCCTGTCTTTGTGTCCTTGATTTTTACCCGTTCAATCAGTTCAAAACCACATGAACGAATAATGAACTTCAAAACTTTTATCAATTCATTTGCCCGCCGTTCTGTTTCTGTTTCTTCCTTCACAATCTGCTTTGTTCCGTAAAATGCAGTAGGGTCAGCGTACCCTTCATTATTGTAATAAGGATTATTTTTGTTCATTTTGCACCCCTTTCAGTTTATCCATTTGATGATTGGATCACCTTGAAAGCCCTTTTCCCACACAAACCACGCATAGGCAACAGCACTTGAAGGGTACTTTGAAAATTCCCCGTTCATTGCACATATCAGGCGGGAAGAACTTACATAAACCACTTTCGGCGGGTTATGTAAGAAGAACTGTTTTCTGCTTTTCCCTTCAAGGAATTGCAGCTTTAGGAACATTGCAACTTTTCTTCCCGGCTGCACACTGTTCAATGCCTGTTCAACAAATTCAAGGGCGTATTTGTACGGCGGGTTTGTGATAATATCCCCTTCAAAATCTTCAAGGGATTCTTTCAGGAAATCCAGCGGTTCAGGATCACCGAACCCCCGGTAAATTAAATCTGTGCTGATAACCTCAAACCCGTGCTGTTCAAGCACTTTTGACAAATGCCCTTCACCGCAAGCACATTCCCAAATGACCGGGGAAAACTGTTCTTCTGCAAGCAGAAGTTCCATTGCTTTCGGTTCGGTTGCATAATAATCATGCTGCTGCCGTTCCTTGTCGGTATGATTGGAAGCCCCCAAGGTGGTGTAAATACTGTTTTGATTGCCTATCCAGTCTTTACTTTCTGTTCTCTCTCTCTCTCTCTCTGTTCATTCAAAATGCACACCTTCCTTTACTCATTTTTAATGAAAATACGGTGTTTTTTACCGTTCAGCCATTTGTTTTCAACACGCATATTCAAAATACGGTTGACCTGCTTTGAAAATTCAATATTGCTCATAGGCTGCAAACTGTTTGCAAGGCAATATTCCTGATAACGCTTATAAACAACATTGGTTGGTTCGTTCTCGATTTGGAATTCTTCATCTTCACATTCCCGGAAGAACCCAATGATAGGATTGTTGTTTTCCTCGTATTCGTCCATTGCTTTTTGAACTTTAGTCGAACCCGTAAACTTGCGGTTTAGAAGAACCCGCTTCAATCCGGCAATACCCAAATTTATCAGGTATTCCATGACTTCATCAGTTTTCAACAAGTGCTTGATATACGGGTTGAAATCAGGATCATCAGCAGAAAACCTTGCATCAAACGGAATGATTGTCAAACGCCGCTGCACCGCACCCGTTTTATCTTTGATACGGGGAATGTTATTTGCGGAAAAAAGCAGCTTTGAATAGTTATTGAATTCAAACGGGTTCTGCCCCTTGCGTTCGGCTGAAACTCTTTCGCCTGTAACCAGCTTTTTGAAGATTGCCGGGTTTGCTATGAATTCATCACCAATATCATCACCGATATTCGCCAACTTTCCGAACATTTCAGCGGTCTTGAACCTATCGCCCAATTCTTTCAGGTCAAGGGAACTGATATTTTCATCCCCCAAAAGGTACTGAACCATTGAAAGGAAGGTGCTTTTACCGTTGGATTTGTCACCCGTCAAAATGAAGGCTTTTCCAAGTTCATTCCTGCGATAGAAGCAATACCCGATTGCTTCTTCAAGCAACGCCCTAATTTGCGGATCATTGCAAGCAATCTTGTTCAAGGTTTTGTCCGCAAGTTCGGAATAGGCTTCCGGGTTATATTTCCACCTGATTTTGTTTGTGATAATGTGTTCCGGGGTAAACTCCACAAAGGAATCATCCACGATATTGTAAAGCCCATTTTCAAACGCAATCAGGTTTGCATCTTCCGCTTTGAAATTCTCACGGATCAGAATATCAAGGTAAGCAAGGACCTCCGTTCTTTTCGCCCTGTTCAGCCCCGGAATGTGCTGTATCATTTCCGCTTCAATCTCTGCCAGCCCGGAAATATAGATACCGTTCTTGTAGATATGTAGCTGATTGTTAATTTTGATAATATGGTTGTTGTTCTTCAAGAAGGTTGCGAACTTGTCAAAAAGGAAAGTCGAACCCATGAAGAAAACAGGCTTCTTGAACGCATCATCCCGAAGGACGGTTTCAATTTCATCATCGGAAAGCGGAACTTTCAGAACAAACTTGTTGATGATCCTGATTGTTTCCCGTGCTTCTTCCACGCTGAAATCATTGCTTTGCAGCGTAAGAATGTAATTGAAAAGCCCTTGATTTCTACCATCCCCGGTTTCCATGTTCAAAAACTCCATTTTGGATTTCACCGGGAACAACCAACGGGGAAGCTGCTGGGCTTCCTCATTTTCAGCGGTATCATAAAGAATTTCCCTGTTCTGATTGTCATATTTCAGAACTTCATAGGAATTTCTTGTACCGATTTTAATATCAGCGGTCAAACCTATTGCCAGTTTGCAGCCTGTCTTGTTGGTTGGTACTCCGCTGTTCTTGAACAGAAAATGCTTGCCCCTGCTTGTGCGGTACACTCGACAGGTCAACGCATATTCTTTTACAACCTTGAACAGTATTTCGGACGCTTCAAAATCATCCACATCAATCAGAATTGTTTCCGCTGCCAAAATTCCAGCGTATTCCGGCAATGACTGAACCTGTTCAAAGGTCTTGAAGTCTGTTCTTCCTTTGAATTTCTCTATGCACTTCTTGTTTTTGGTTTCAACAAAACCCCTGAAGAACAATTCAACTCACCGCCTTTACATAGATTCTAAGTATTTTTCAAACCGTTCTTTGAACTGTTTATTGCTCTTTGCATCCGAAAGTGCCTGTTTATAAGCTGCTGTGTAGGCTCTAAAATCAGCCCTTGCTTCTTTCAATTCATCCTTTGAAAGCGGCAACCCGTTCGGGTGCTTTCGGCTGTCAATAATTGCTTTGGTACTTGCCGCCTTTTCCTTGCTGTCATAGTAAAGTTTACTGTTTTCTTTCCACAAGGCTGTTAAATCGGCAATTCTTTTTTGAAAGTGAACTTTCAAATTCTCTTTCAATTCCGCTTCATGCTGCCAATCAAGTTCAATGATTTTCAGCAGCTTATTGAAACGAACCTGTGAACACGGGAAGAAATAATCTAAATGAATAAGCATTTCTCCGTTCCCGTGGTTGTAAGTAATATATAAATCGTCCATCACACCACCCCGAAATCTGATAATCTTTTATTTGCAAAATCAATGTACCATTGACGATCCAGCTTATCAGGGACGGGAACACTCTTCACATCGTCATTGAAAATGAAGCAATGTTCCGGGGAATTTGTCAGCTTTGCGGTGGTTTTTCTTACCGCATGAACCTTCTTCACACCCGGATCAGCGGGATTGTTGGAAGCAAACACCCTGATACACTTTTCTTTGATAGGCTTATCGCCGTAAAGAATGTGTGTGTATTTGCTGCTGATACGGGAAACAAGCTGGAATTCCCGCAAGTCCTGACATTCCATGATAGTTCGGCGCACTGGAATTCCATGAATCATATAATCAACCAAGGCTTTGTTGATGATTGGCAAGTCATAGCTTAAATCATTCAGCTTCATAACATAGCCACCCTTTGCCTTGACTGCCCCTGTTTTTCGGTCAATCAGAAGGTAATTATTCACATCCTTCTGATAGATTGTTCCGATATAGGTATCAAAATCCATTTTCATTCCTGTTCGCTGTTCCCATTCATAAACAACATCGTCCAGCACATCGAAATCATGTTCATAGTCTTTCAGCTTTACAATGATACCGTCCGTGTTGTTCTGTATAAGTTCGCAATACGGTTCAATGTGTTCAACCAAATCCAGCAATAAAAGCTGTCCATTGATACAAATGCTGTTGTTGCTCATTGGGTCATACAAAGCGGAAGATTTCTGTTTCATCTGCCCGCTGATTGCATTATCCATAATTTTGAAGGGCTGTCTTGCTTTCTTATCGCCCTTCCGCTTGTAGGCAATATTGGAATCGTGGATAAACTCAAAGTTTTCAGGGTGGTTCATCACACGATACCCAAAATGATATTTCTTTTGTAATGAAGGGTAATAGGCGGTAACATCAATGATAAGGAATACCCCATCAGCGGAATATTTTGCCCTTGCCCCGTGACCGCCACCCCATGCAAAGGTATGTTCAACCCCTGCCACAATCTGTTTATCCTGTTTCTTGCTGTAATCGTGGTTTTCAGGATTTGCATACCATTCCGCAATGTGCTTATATTTGTTCAGGTGCAAGCAATCAAGAATAGGGAACTGAAATTCATCGTCAAAATCTGCCCCCTTGCGATTGCCGCCTAAAATCTCCGCTGCAAGCTGCGCTTTGGTTTTGGAAATGTAGTCCATACTAAGCCCGAAATGCTTAATGAAATACATCATGGTATTGAATTCTTCCGTTCGTTTCAAAAAAACCTGAACCGTCTGTTCAACATCGTGCTTGCAGTATTTCACCGTTTCGGCAATTTCTTCCGGCGTAAGTTTGCGGTCGATATTGAAGGGAACGGAAGTTTCCTTTATGTCATTTCCCATGAACCCCTCAAAGGACTTCAAACCCACATCGGTATTCAGCATCACATCATAATTCCAAAGGGGGAACTGCCGGAATAAGCTGCTGAACTTCCAACCGGGATTTCCCTTTGTGATTATGTAATCATTCACCTTTTTAGGATCAAACCCGCAAAGGATAGCTTTCAAAATGTACTGATCGTAGTGGCGGCTGTTAAAACCAACCCAAATTTCTTTTATATTTGCCTTATATAAGGCTTCAAGTTCTTCCGGGGAATTGATTATCACATGGGTTTTCTTTGCGGTCATATCCATTACCACAACCAACCAATCATACTTGAAAACCTCAAAATCATAAAACAGCAATCCATTCACCCCTTTCTGCTGTTTTCCCACCAACCCACCCGCCTGTTTAACTTGTCAGGTCACAAGTTGTATCACTTAATCTTCAAGAACATAAACTTCCTGAATCTCAAATGCGTTATAGCCCTTGTTCTCGTAGTAACGAACCTTGTATTCAAAGTTGTTATCAATGGCTTCCATAATATCCATAATCATGTTCGCATACTGCGAATAGGTCTTGAACTGAACTTCAACAGGGGTTTCCATCTCCTGAACCAGCGCACGCATGAACTCGTTTGCAATGTGAATCTGAAATCCCTGCGTTACCACCTGATTCATAAAAATCAAGCTGCCCTTGTACTCGCCCTCAACAATCTTCATCCAGCAAGTGACCATCGGATCACCCTTCTTGCTTTTTGTCAGCTCCAGCTTGTTGATTGCCACCTCATAAGTATCATGCGGAACTTCACGGCGACCGCCGTTTTCTGCTGCTTCCTCAACATCCTTTGCCAAACCTTCCGTGTCAATGCTCTTATCGAATTCTTCCCAAATGTTAGCCATAATTTTTCACCTGTTTAACCTTTCTGTAATTAGTTTTTCTTTGCGGTCAAGATACCCTTAACCAGTTCAAAAGCCTGTTCCTGCGTGAAGCCAACTTCAACATAGGCATCGTAAAGCTGCTTTGTAGTCTTTGCGGACTTTCTTGCCATAGCTGCCGTATCCACATTAAAGGGATTTTCCGGCTTGCTGTTCTTCTGCTGCTGTGCGCTTCTTTCCTTCATAGCTGCCACAATAGCGGCGGTCATCAGGTCATCAGGAATACCAAACGGATTGTTCATACTGTGTACCTACCTTTCTTAATCTCTTGCTTTACGCTTACGGCGGGGCTTTTCTTCCTCTGCCGGGGCTTCCGGGGGATTCATAGCACCATCAGCCGGGGCTGCTGTGTCCTGCTGCTCTGCTGCCTGTTCAGACTGCTTTTCCTCTGCCTTATCTGCGGCTTCCTGCGGGGTTTCCTGTTCAGGGGTATTGTTTACCGCCTGTTCCTCTGCGGGCTTGTCCTGCGGCTTATCTGCGGTTGTGGCGGGTGCTTCCTCTGCTTTCTTGCGGGTGCTGCGCCCGGTCTTTCCCGTGGAAGCGGTTGCCGTTACAACGCCGGAAGCAGCGTTCTTGTTGGCTTCATCGTAAACCGCAAACAGGGCGTTCACATCAAGCGGAATATCCTTTGCGTTCACCTTCAAACGCCCGCCGCCGAAAATAACTTCATTGCTCTTGAAGCTGAATGTGCGGGTGTCACCGTCTGCCACGATACGGGCAACCACATCCACCATTCCGGCAACCTTGTTTGCAACCTTATCCTGCAAGTTGGGCTTGATTGCCGTGATTTTATCACCGCCCTTTTTGGTAATGTCCTTGCTTGTGTCCTCATGGGAAATCAGGATAATGTTTTCATAGTCAAGGTTCATAAGGCGTTTCAAGGTGTTCAAAAATTCACCCCTGACCTTATCCCACGCGCGGAAGGAATCATCAGATTCATGGGTAATACCCATCTGCTGATACATATACAAGCGGCAATGCTCATACAAATCTTCCAACAGGTCAACAACAATCGTCTTGAAGGTGTTGTCCTTCTTTTCCAGTTCGGAAATGGTGTCCTTGAACACATCCCACGCAAGGGTTCTTTTCGTCATGCGCCCCTCAACCTTGATTTCGTCCTTAATGCGGATATACGGGGCATCAACGAACTTGATATTGCCATCCGTGTTCAGCATCAGCGGATCAGGGAAGCTATTTGCGAAGGTGGTCTTTCCGCAAAACGGAACACCATAAATCCAAAGCACACGCTTTTCAACGGCTTCAATGTTTCTTCTCTTGTTTTCAGGTAACTTCATAAAATAGTTCCATCCTTTCTCACAATTTTCTTGATACTCGCAAAAACGGCACAAATAGCTTTTATTTTGCGGGAAATCCTTTTCTTCTTTGATAGCTTTTATTCCAAACAGGAATTCAATGACCTTTTCAGGATTGAACCCAATTTGAACGGTTTTGACCTCTGCCCCGGCAAGTTCTTCTTTCAAACGCTGCCGGAAGTCAAGCAAAGTTTCGGTTTTCTTCTGCCGAATTGATACCTTTGGGATAAACAGGAAATACATATTTCGGATTTTCTTTCCGGGGTTGTTCCGTTCCCAAAAGTATTTGTAAAGGTGAAGCTGATTTGACTGCTTATAGCCTGATACATTGCTTGAATACTTAAAATCGTACAAATCAAAGTACCCATCACCCACGGGAACAAGGTAATCAATGAATCCGTGGAAATCGCCGTCTGCAATCTCAACTTCAAATGCTCCACCGGGCGGGATTGCCGCCCTTGCAAGCGGGATCACTGTTTCAAACTTGATTATTTCGTTGATATGTTCATCGGTAATAATCGGATAGCTGAAACTGTATTCTTTGATTGCTTCTTCAAGGCTTTTTTCAATGCCCGTGTGAACCGTCTGCCCCATAATCAGGGCGTTATCAGGTTCAGCCGGGGGAATGGTGGTTATCCCGTATATGTAACGCATTTCGTACTTGTGTTTGCATTTTTCAAAGCAATCAACGCTGGAATGTGAGTACCGCAATTTATCACCCCTTTCAAAAGTTCTTTGAACTGTTCAAACCCTTCCGGGTAAAGGAAAACTGCAACGCCGCCTGATTTGTTGATACGGCTGATATTTAGCTTTTGCAGTTCGGAAGGTCTACCATTGGAAGCCTTGACTTCCACCGCCAGCATTACCCCGTTCACACAACAGATAATGTCAGGAATGCCGGACTTCTGAAAACCGCCGCCCCAAATTTTGGTGTACCACCCCACCATAGGGGCGTTCATTCTGTCCGTTGGATAGCCCGCCGGGTAGATACCGACAGAATGAAAGTATTTCTTGATTTGTCCTTCAAAAAGTTTTTCTTCTGCCATTGCATCACCTCAATAATAATTTGATAAGTGAATGAATTCCCCGCAAACGGTCATATCCAAGGATTTTTCCCGTTCCAGCCCAAAACTGAAACAGCTCATCATCTGACTTTCTTCTGCAATGGAAATGCCCGCTTTGTTCATTTTTCAAGGTGAATTCAATGTTGTTCAACTCAAATTGCTTGATTGCGTAGTCAATCCGTTCAGAATTTTTTGCAACCCGTTCCTTATGCTTTTCCTTTGCATAAAGGTGATAACCCCCGTCAAAGGATTCACCCGGATCAGCTTCCCTTTCTGCTTTCGTCATAACATCCACCTTCTTTCTTCATATTTCTAACCCAATATTCCGTTCCACTTTGGGAACTCTTTACATGGCAAACATGGTGCTTGCAAGATACTTTCCTGCATGGTTGGTGTTTTCTGCGTGACTGCGAACAAACCACTTCCCCATGTTCAGAAGTTCCTTTCGTGTCAAAGAACCCGCCCATTTACTTCACCGTAATTTTGACGGAAGCGGAAACTTTGGAAGTTTTGGAATACTTTGCAGCCACATCCGGCAAATCCTTTTTCAGTTTCGTGCTGTCAATGCTTGTGCGGGTGGTAGGTGCAACATAGGTGAATTTGATTTCCGGGGTTTCAAAGGATTTCACCCCGTATTTCTCCATTGCTTCACGCAACTTTTCACGCATTGCCTTTTCCTGATCCTCAATCTGCTTCTTCTGCAAGGTCAGGTCTGCAATAACCTTGATAACAGCCGCCGCTTCCTGCTTCATCGTGGCAAGGGCGGTTTCCTCTGTCACCGCATCCCCACAATCCGGGGATAAGTCGGAACAAACATCCTTACAGGTTTCCTTTTCCTCGCACTCCAAACAGCAGCAGTCTTTTCCGCAAGCGGAATTTTCCATCGCCTGTTTACACTTAATCATTTGAACTCCTTTCCAATTCAGCGTTCATTTCCTGCTGAATTTGCAATACTGATTTTGAATAGTTAGTTTCAAAAATTCCCTGTTCCCAAAGAATTCCTGCGCCTGTTTCCCCCATGTTGTACGCCATAAGCACCTTTTCAGGGGTTTCATATTTTTCAAACAGCTTTCGCAAGATGAACATTCCAGCCCTCACATTTTCGTAAGGGTCAAGAAAATCTGTCACACCAAGCGTTTCTGTTATGTACGGGTGATTTACCTCGTTGATCTGCATCAAGCCGTAATCATTGGATTTGCTCACCGCATCGGGGTTGTATTGGCTTTCCTGCTGAATAACCGCCATGACGAAAGTGAAATCCATGTTGTAACCAGCGGACAGGTAGAAAATAAATTCCTGCAAGCCTTTGTCCAGCGGAACATCAAGGGGGATGAAATTCAAATCACCTTCACCCCAATCCATAGACATTTCACCTTCAAAAACCCGTCCGTCAACGGTCTGCCCGTAAATGGTGGTTTCTTCTTTGTCGGATTCACTGTGCTTTGAAGTGATTGAACCAATAATGAACCCGACAAGGGAAAAGAACACCGCCACAATCAGCCATGAAATAATAATTCTGTTAGCAATCGAACGCTTCTTGATACTTTTTGAATAGTTCATCTGTGTAATCCTTTCTCATTTCCAAGGTGTGAAGAATATCTTCTTCCACCGTACCGGGGCAAATCATTTGATAGTAAAAGCAAGGCTTTGTCTGCCCGATCCTGTGAATTCGCTTTTTAGACTGTTCAAACAATTCGCTTCTGTCCGTCATTGAAAAGTAAATAATTTTGTTCGCTTTCTGCAAATTCAACCCCATTGCACCCGCCTGATATTGCAGAAATGTGATTGAATCGTCCGCTTCTTCATAAGCGGTCAAGTCCTTAAAGCTGCCATTTACGATTGAAACAGGGCGTTCCAGTTCTTCAATGGCTGATTGCATAGTGTTCAATTCTTCATTGAAGTTGTAGAACACAATCAATCTATCTTCCGTGGACTGAACCAAATCTTTGAAGGCTGCAACCCGTTCTTTATTCAAGTAGCTGCACATCATCCGGGCATAAATTCTTTTTGAAAGAATGGTGTCACCGATGAATTCCCGCCCGTCAATGGTGATAACGGCATCCCGCATGAATTTGCGGTATTCCTTTGTTGGTTTGGAATGAACAGGAATCACAATCTGTTCAGGCAAATCAAAAACTTCTTCCGACTTCATAAAAATTGCACCGTGTTCAGCAAGTTTCATTTTCAGTCGGTCAACATTCTTGTAACCTACAATGTGGGGAATTTTGAACCCGCTGTTGTGATCCTCAATCCATTCCATTTCAACATACTGCTTATAGAACAGGTCTTTGCTGATATTCCAGCCAAGCAAACGAAGCTGCGACCATAGCTTTTCATATTTCCCGGCTGTTGGTGTGCCGGAAAGAAGAATTACATTTTCCGGCTTCATTTTCAGGATGAACTTTGACCGTTTCGCCGTTTCATTCTGAATGTTGGAACTCTCATCAAGCATCAAGGTAAATCCGCTTATATAAGCGAAATATGAACGCCTGAAAACCAAATCATAGTTGATAACGCCAACGCATTTCCCGATTGTTCCCGTGAATTCTTCAAGCTGCTTTTTGTTCGTCAGGTCAAAAACTGTAAAGGAATAGTGTTCCCGGAAATGGTTCACCCAATCGTCAATTTTCGACTTCTGACAAACCAGCACGATTTTTTCAGGAAAGGAATTTGCTTTTTCGCTACCAACGAAAGTTTTCCCTAAGCCCATATCAAGGTAGTAAGCAACCCTGTTGAAATGGGCGGTTTTCTCTAAGGCGGTCTGTTGGTGGGGATATAGCTGCATAAGCGCACCCCCTTAATCTGCATCAACATCAATCCCGGTGATCTCCTTGAAGATTGCCTTGTCAAAGTTCGGAATTGCCATGATTACATTTTTCTGACGCTGATTCAGCGAACGCCACCAAATAACGGCGCATTCGGAATTGTCCAGTTCTTTCAGATAACCGCCCGTTGTTTCAGCTTCCGGGTGTGCTGCCTTTTCTTCATCGGTCATATCCGACAGGTAAACCCATTCAAGAATATCCCTCTGAATCTGATTCATCAGGTAACGGGCTTCACTGTTCAGCCAATCACGATATGTCCAGCTTGACGGCTTATTGAACAGGTGAATTGTAGGTTCAACAGTATTAAAACAACCGTTGGAAAAGTTGGTATTGTTCCAATCGCCGCTGTTCCGATTGCCGCTGTTCCGATTGCCGCTGTTCCGATTGCCGC